AGACGCCCTTTTTCGAGCTGCACATTTGGAAGATGGCATAAATCCAGTGTCCAAGCTTGACGTGCGAGCCTTCGAAAATGGACTTGCTGGTGACGCTGAATTTGTGGCCGCACTTTCCGCACTTCCATTGCAGACGCGGCGCTGCATTCGACTCCTGCCCGTCCTTGGTTTTCTTGGCGACGTAGCCCTTCAGAGCATAGACCTTCGAATGATCGCAGAAGGCGCAGCGGACACCCTCCGGCCAGCGAAGATCACGGATGAACGCCTGCGCCTTGATTTCGTCGGCGAGGAATGGAGCTAAATCTGTGACGCTCTTGATCATTCACTGAATATAGGAAAGTAATTCAGTCCAGTCAAGTGCCTAATCGCCGGGATTAGTGTCGGGAAATCCCAGACGACCTGGAAACGGGTCAGTGAGAATCTCCCCTAAGTTGCGGGGCCGGGGTTCTCCCGGCGCCACATACGGAGCTGCCGGCGCTGCATTGCCAACCGCATACCCGGACGTGACGTTTTCGGGAACTGAAAGTTCACTACGCAGGACGACCTTCGGACTGTTGACATCCCCAGGACCATGAACCGTGATCAGAATCTGATCGCTGGGATGAGGCCCGGCAAGCGCCGCCAGCCTGAACGAATCAAAACCCGGATCGCCAGATACAGCATTGCGTTCCGCCGTCACGCGATTTCCTTGATACATCATTGGACTTCCCATGGACGTTCTCCTTTGGAGTTAGGCGAATCGCGCTTGATCCGCTCTCAAACAACGCGCCAGCAAAGACAATGTTCATTAGACAGGATGCGCCGCACCATTATACTTGGCCGCGATCTCAGCGTTCTTCTCGGCAATCGATCCAATCACCTCAGCCGATACGGTCGAGAGTGGCGATAGCGGCTGCGCCACAGCGCCCTCTGGCTGGATGTGGTCTTTGATCTGGTTGTAGTACGCACCGGTATATTCGTACATGCCGACGTGACTGATCGGATGCATGATGTTCGCCCACACGTCACCACCGCATTGGTTCCAGCGATGGCAGAACGACAGGTCTTCGGAAAACTCCTCCCCATCTATGGAGATTTTGTTGAACGCCTTGATCAGCCTGGTTACGCCCTGACCATCAAGGATTTGTTTCGCGGCGTGGTTCTTGACCGTAACAGTATCGTTGATCTCAGGGAATTTCTGCAGCATGGCGGTGACAACTTCGCGCGAGATCAGCATGACCGCGCCACCAACGCCATTAACCTCCATGAAGCCGTTAACAATCTTGGCGTTGCCGGATTTCGCTCTGCCGGCGAATTCTATCGGCAACTTCTTCTTCGGACACAAGGCTCCGACCAGAGGCCGATTGCACTTGATCATGTCGAGGATCAGTTCTGGCGGAAAGCCCATATCTGCGTCGATGAACAGCATGTGGCTGGTCTGAATGCGATCATACCAGATCGACAGGAATATGTTGCGGATTTCAACGATGTCCGGGTAGCTGAGCGTGCCAAACCCGCCATCGTATCCATTCATCCAGAGAACGCGGCTGAGCGCGATCAGACTGGATGTAGTCGTACTGGTGACCATCTGGCCATAGGCAGGAACGGCCAAAAATACCTTCGGAGAAGCTTGAATGCTCACGTTTGATTCCCTGTCAGTCATGCCGGATAGAGCGGCGCTGTCTTGCCACGCAGCCTTGACCTGGTTTCGTCCTCAACGCGCATTTCCTCCCGCTGTTGCAGCAAGCCGTTAACGCGAAGATGCTTTAAAGCCTGCGTGACGGAATCGGTCAAATCGTCATACCGCCCCTTGGGAAACACGCTCATCTCGTCGATGATCACATCGGACCAGTCTCGATCCGGTGCCCATACCTGGCCGTTAGCAAAGATAGGTACAACCGAGTGCGCCCGCGCTACTTTATCACCACGAGGATCAGACAATTCCGTCAGCCAGCCTTCGTCACCATAGAGACGCTGGATTTCCTGAGCTGCCGTGATGCCGGACGCCTTAGCCTCGATGATGAGGCGGTCAACCGTGCCGATCACCACGCCATCAGGATTTCTGAACCGGCACGTCTCCGCCACCCATTCGACCAATCCCCATTGGGGTTCTGATCGTTTGCGCCACTGACGATAGGTTTCATCGGAGCGCCGCTCAACGACAGGACCATGCATCTCTAGATGTTTGCGCCAGCCCTTGACCAGCATGGCACAAGGCAAGCCGCTGGTGCCCTTGAAGATTCCCCACACCGTCATGCCTGACGGATCGTTCTCTTCCTTGGCCGTAAAGGCTGAATCGAGACTGCCGACAAGATAGTCAAACGTAGGCCACTTGTTATTGGTCGGCTCCCACACCTGCCACCATGTGCGCTTGAAGATACCGCCGCCACGCGCTACCGGGCTCTGTTGATACTGGCCGGCGTAAGCGTATGGGCCAAGCTCCTTCTTGAGCGTAACAACCTTGGCAGAGGAAAACCGTTCCGGCCATGCCAATTCATCCAGGCTTGCCCGCGGATCGATCCAGCCAATGTCCGTCCCTTGATAGTCTGGCGGATACCGATCCTCGTCGTACTCCATCGGGATCATCAAATGGCAGTAATCAAAGCCCTCCGCCAGAATCGTGCCAGACACGTCAATTTCGTGCAGGCGTTGCATAATAATCACAATAGCACTGGAATCGTTGTTAAGCCGGTTTGACATAGATTCCCGAAACCAGCGCACTGTCTCGTCTCGCACTGTGTCGGATTCAACTTCCTTCACATTATGAGGATCATCAAGCAAAACCCGATCGCCACGCTCGCCAGTGCCCACGCCACCCACCGACGAAGCCAGCTTCCAGCCCATCCTGTCGTTGGTAACTCGCGTTTCTCCGATCTTGCGCAGCTTGAAGCGGTCGCCATACAGCTCCTGATATTCCCGACTGATCAACAAATCCCGAAACCGGCCATTATCTCGTTCGGTCAAGCTTGCCGAGTAGCTGAACGTCACATACCGCAAATGCGGCATGTTCATCGGTCCCCACTCCCATGCCGGCCAGAACACGTCTGTGGCTAGACTCTTCATAAATCCGGGCGGAACGTTAGCTAACAGGCGGTTGATGTCACCAAACGTCACGGCTTCCAGATGGGCGCAAAGCGCATCCAGCGCCCAGCCCTCCATGAACTGGGTTTCCGGCTCCAGAACACGCCAGAAATACCGGATGAACCTAATGAGGCCGCCCGGCTGGCCTTGTTTCTCCCTCTCCTCCAACCAACGCAGCCGCGAGGTCTTGGCGGCCAATCGCTGTAAGATCAGCGGCAATGCTGGCTCTAAGGTCATCGGCACTCATTGCGTCGAACGCGCCAACTTCACCATGTTCATGCTTCTGCACATCGCGCCACAGGTCTGTACGGCGGTTCTTGAGCCAGAAGATTTGCGCGGTAGTGTCCGGCGGCACATGCTCCCGAATAGATGCCCTAACAATCGTGCCATCCCGCTGTATCTGCACCTTTTCACTGTCGAATGTATAGCCTACAGCGCGTTGATACAGGCTGTGTTCTACACGATCATCAGCCGATGCCTTGCCTACTTTTAAGGCAGCACCAAAGGCTTCGTGTCTAACCTTCCATCTTTTGATGGTGGTAATTGTGACATCGAAGAAATCGGCCAGGTCCACATCGGTAGCACCGAGGATACAGAGCTTTTCTACCTGTTTGGCAAAGGTGTCTTCGTAGGTTGGAGGGCGTCCAATATGGATTTCGGATTCAGGGGGTCTCAGCCCCTCGGCTTTGTCTGCCTTATCGCGGATTTGATCCGGTGTTAGCTCTTTGGGCTTTCTAGGCATTTGCTACCGTGAAACTTGGCAATAGAAACCCCGCGCGCCGAACGCTGATGCGTTGACTGGGGTTGCCCGGCGAGTGATCCTGCGATCCCGCAAACAGAACAGCAACGTTGTCCTGACGTTGGAATTTAGGCTGCTTCGACATTGGCGTCAACGGCCTCTATCTGATCAAACTCAAACTCGATCGGCGACAGGCGTCCGAATATCTCGATCGCCACCTTGATCATGCCGCGACCGGTGATGTTGGTGACGTGACCCGCAAAGCTCGTGAACGGCCCATCCAGAGCCCTGACGAGTGTTCCCAGCCGGAACCGTGAGCTGGCCTTGTTGCGCCGTGCCCTGCCGCTCTCCAGGTTGACGTGGATGTCGTCGAACTGCCGGCGACGTTGGGCCAGCATGAATTGGGCCACCGTCTCACGGGGGATTATGGCTGGCGTTCCGTTGATCCCGAGGATGCTTTCCACCCCATCGCAATCGCGGAGCGTGTAGAAATCCTGTTTACGCGCCGTTGTCATGCGAATGAAGATATAGCGGTTGAACAGCACCAAACGTTTAGTGATCCACTTCTTACTTCGATGGTGCACCACATCCTTGCGCATTTTCGGAACAAATACCCTATAGCCGACCGCCCTCAATGATCGAGCAGCTTTGTCCTCACATCGGATATTGGTGCGGATTACGTACCAATTCGGATCGTGTTCCGAAGCGGATACAGTCAGATTGCAGCCAGCGCGTTTATTCATGCCGTCACTAACCAATCCGCCATCGAAAGATCAGCCATTTCCGGCTCCTTTCCGTTAACGGAACATGGCGCGTGACCCATAGGCCCCAGCCGACCAAGCCGGTAAAGAACACGGCACCGGCAGCGATGAGAATCCAGAAAACGATGAACAGCGGCTCCATCATCGCGTTCCCTCCAGCTTTCCGAAACTTCCGGTGCGCGGCTTGGCATCCGGTATCGAGGACATGGCCGTGTCGTAGTCAACGCCGTTGGCTGCCGCTCTTTGGCGCAATGCAGCTTCCGGATTAGCGTCCCATTTCGGCGGCTTTTTCCCAGAAATGCGGGAAGCCATTTCCTGCTTCAAATCCTCGAATCCATTGATAACTCTATCTGATCTAGGCTGTAGTGGTGATTCTGGTTCTTGTCCTGTGGCTCGACGCGCATCCAGAAATGGATTAGTTGGCGCAACGACCTTGCGCACAGCATCGGCAAACTGCGGCGGTGTCGGTGCAAACCGGCGATCAAAATCGCTAATCATCCCTTGGACGACGCGCACACGTACATCACGGATTGCCCAAAGCGGCAGTCCAGCAATAGCCTCAAAATAAGCGGTTATGCGGAGCTGCATGGGAGATTCGCTTGCATCCTGGCTAGGAAAAGCCGCTAGCAGCTTGGCAATTTCTACAGCGATTTCCTCATTTGGGGACAAGATATATCTCCGGATTGGATGTAATTTCTGGTTTTCGGTCGGCTTCAGCGACGTGGCTCGCGATGGCTTGAAACATCCTGTCGTGAGCGCTTATTTTACCGTTTCCGTTAGTCTCCGCCACGGGCGCTGGATGATCGTTGAAGCGATCCTGATTGAGAAACGTTGACGGATTGAGCCATTGGCGATCGAATGGCTTTCCATCGACATAGGCGATTAGACCATCCATGATTTGTTCTAGGCTTGCCCTCGTTCGTGCCGCGCGGAAAGCCCGCAACGCGATTGGTTTGCCAACCTTGTGAGGATAGGCAGGCCAGAAGGTTTCCGTGAACTCAATCACGTCAATTTCGAGTTTAGGTGGTCTCGCGTGCCTAGTCGAACGAAGTGAGACTGTTTCTTGTTCTTGTTGTAATGGTAAAGGTGTATGTGGTTGTCTCAACACTTGTTGAGCGTTTGTTGGTACACCTGTTGAAGCCTTGTTAGCGCGCTGCTCGGCAGATGCCTTGCCGGCCGCCGAGCGCTTTTTGATGATGTCATCGGCTTTCCTGAGTTCAGCGTCGATGCGTTTGTGTCGCCACTTGGAGCGGAATAGGCCAGCCATAACTAGTCTTATTTCAGTCCACTGCTCCACAGTTGAATGGCTGACGCGAGCGAGCTGCGCATCGTCATCAGGCAAACCACCGTGCTGCCAATAATAGAGGATCAGGAGGAAATATGCGCCATGTTCCGCTTGCGTCAGATGGCTGGTGTCTCCGAGATAATCGGAAACGTAAAATGGCATCCAAGGCTTAGCGGTCATATCGGCCCTTTCGCAGGCCCGAGGGGGCGGGCGGGTGTGACTGGCGAAAGACAGTCAACAACCCGCCCATAGCCACGAACCGTCGCTCGGAGCTAGTGCCATTATTGCCGGTCGAGATTGAGCAGTCAAGCGCGTTTGTTGTGATAGAGCGTGGCGACATGCTCTGGATTGGCGCCCGGCGGTAATCCGTTGACCAATGACGAGCGGATGCCCCACATCAGATGGTGGTCCCCCCCACTGAGCCGACCAGGAACGGGCCATGCGTCCACCTTGACGTGGATGTAGCCGGCGAGATGCCAGAACGAGCGTATGCGCTCCGCGAGGCGCTGCTCGTGCATCGCTGCTCTATCGGGGATGGCTTCGGCATCGATCATGGCCGCGCGTCTTCGGTGTCGGAAATGTTATCGAGCGCAGTAATAGCCGGCAGGAATTTTCGGAAGGTGCTGAACCGTTTGAAGTCGTGCGGACCACCGCTCTGCCCGCGGCTTATGTCCGAGTGGAAGGAGCAATAAGGCGGCTCCAGTTCCTTTGGTGCGCCGCACATTAGTGAAGCTGGGCCGGCTGGCGTGCCCAGTACCCAGCAGCATTGATGCGAGGTGCGGTCCAGAAGCGTCACAGGGGCGCACTGGGGAGGCATTGGGCGCTCGGGAGGCATCCGAGCAGGCTTGGGGTGCTGAAACCCCTCCTTGAGCCTCCGCAGCCCTTGGGCGATGGCTCCATCAGCGCGGTGGGAGCCGTCCATGCTCTTCCGTTGCGAACTCGGCGCGCGATGTCTGCGCGGCGGCCGCTGTGTCAGCCTGGTTAGCGGCCGATGCTCCATCCAGTGACCGCGATGCGCGACTCCGATGACGCTGTTCCGGGTGCGGTGCAGGACCTCTCCGATTTGCTTTGCAGAACGCCCAGCTATCCACATCGTCTTGGCGCGGTCGAGTTCGTCAGTCGGCCAGAGGTCGGTTCGGGTCATACGGCCCTCGCAAATTCGCCATGATAGGCGTTGGATTGGTCGGTCATGCGGCTTTCCTCCGGTCACGCCATTCAGCGAGCGCCCGCACAACTGTCGGCTCGTCCGAATAAGCTGCGCGGGCGATGTCCAGGCTGTCCATGCGGAGGTCGTGGAATAAGTGGCCGACGCGCTGAATGAAGTCAGTCCACGAAAGACCGCTGTGTGATGATTGGCTGATCATGCGGCCTCCACGACGACACGGCAGCCGTCAGGAGCATCGACCGGCTCTCCCCATTCGGCGGAGACTTTCTCGCAGAGATTATCGTTCTCGATGACGCCGAGGCGCTGGAGTGCGTCTAATATCGGCTTAATTCTGTTATCTGCGTCGGAGCCCTTGCGAGCCTTGCCGCGGTTGAGCGAGATGGCGACGGTGAACTTGCCTTTCACCGGATGCTTGTGCCAGCGATTGGCCATTCCGAGCGCGTCACAGTCCTCACGCCAATTGCTGTAGTATTCCGACAGATAGTGGCGCCTGCCGGCGTGAACCCACATATTATTTGCGGATGGCGGCATGGGTAAATCGAGGATCATGGCCGCACCGTCCACACCATAACGGGTATTCCGGTGGGAGACGGACGTTTGCGACCGGATGGGACAATATCGCCACGAGCCAGCAACGTTGCCCGGCGCGGTCGAAGCAGCGAAGTAATGCCTTCGCGAGCGGCCGCATCCTGCAATTCGAAATCGGTAGCACCGCGGTCCCCGGCTACTCTCAACACCGACAGGACAAACTCCTCCAGAGATTCGGATTTATGCTTGATCCTCTCCGCGCCGGCACGCGATGTTGCCGATCCGAAGACGTGTCCGGGACTGCTCGGATAAGCGTTGGTCAGAGATGGTGCGTTGGACCAAAATCTGCTCATGCCGCCAGACTCTTCGGCTCATCGGCTTCGCTCATCTCGACGATTGCCCGGCGATCTTCCTCGTCGGCGCGTTTGTCAGATAGGAGCCAGCCCAAGCGCAGGCACTCACCAAAGAACACCAACCCCGAGCATCCGGTCACTGCGACCTCAAGCCAGCCTGAGGCGAAATATCCCGAGCCGGTGAAGCCAAGAGCGAAAGCACCGGCAACGCAGGCAATCGCGCCCGATGTCAGGATGGTGCGTTCTGCGTCCTCGATACGGTCGTCAATGCTGACGGAGTAGAACCGGGCAAGCGTGGTGTTGCGGAGGCGCGAGCGCAGGCTCATCACCGCGCCTCGGATAAGTTGCCGGGGAACGTTCTCTCAGCTTGGGAGTGCGAACCGGAAGGGTAGTCCGGTTCAACTGAGGCGTTCCCCGGCTTCCTCGCTGGGGGCACGAGGAGTTGGGATTTGCGATATTCCTCCGCTCGGGCCTGAACGGCTCTACGGGCACGAGCTACACGGACAGCCATGCTGAGGTGGCTCATGGGCCAACCTTTCCGAACAGATCGCGCGGGGTAGTAGTCATCGCCAGCCGGCGGAAATCACCTGCCCATTCGAGCAGGGTGAAGCCGAACGCCGTATGCCCCATCAAACGTCGCGCGACCGACTCGGCGAGGAGAACGCGCGCGGTATGCAGATGAACGTCCCGCTCGTCCGGATTCTTCTTCATGGGCGCGCGCCGTATTCGAGCAGTACATATTCAGCCGGGCGGCTCCGGCGCTTGGCTTGGTCGCGCCGCACCTTACGCCGCGAAAACCACAGAAACATGAAATCGAGCCAGCGAAGCATGGGGAGCCTCAATCTGAGAGGGGCGGCGCGAGGTTTTCGACGTTGGAGGCATCAGAGGGGGCTAAGTCCGCCACGCCCCCTCCAACACCTCGGCTTTCCGCTGGGCCTCCAGCGGTAACTGTAGCTTCCCGGACCTTAGGATCGTCCGTGGAGCGCATGAAATCGTTGGCGGTCACCTTCCCACCAGTAGCCACTAGAATCTTGCGGGCGGTCTCCGCAGGCGGCCAGCTCTCGCCACGGCGCAGGCGGTTGATTGCAGACTGAGAAAGGCCCACTAAACGGCCGAAATCAGCGTCGCCAAGCTTGATTTCCGTTAGATATTCGTTGAGCGTCATGCCATCTTATATGCGCGCGCCGCGCGGCGTGTCAACAATAATTATGCGATTAGCGCATTTTTAGGCTTGACCTTCCTACGCGGCGCGCGCATATTCCCCGCATGGACAAGCCGTGCCGCAAATGCGGAACCACCTTTACCCCGACGCCGGGCGCCGC